GCTGATACTGTAGCTAATGTAAAAGAAGATATGAAAGCCCTTAAAAAGGCTGTGACTAACCCACTAGGAAATTAATTATGTTATCTATAATCTCAGCAATTCTCGGTATAGGTTCTTCAGCCCTACCTAATGTATTAAGCTTCTTCCAACAAAAGGGAGATCAAAAACACGAGCGTGAAATGGCAATGCTACAGAATCAACAAGCTATGGCTATGGCAGAGAAAGGCTTTGTATCCCAAGAAAAAGTAGCAGCGATTGAGTTAGAAGGTACGTACGCAGAAACGTACGCTCAAGAACGTGTAGCTTTATATGACCATGATAAACAGTTAATTGAAAAAGCATCACAAAATGTAGTTGACTTAAATGCTAAGGTAAGACCTTTCATTACTTTTATGTTTGTAGGATTACTTGTGTTTGTAGATGTATTATCTTTAATTTGGGTTCTTTACTTAACCTCACAAAATCCTGACTTAGATTTCTTTTTAACAGCAATAGATAAGGTATTCTCCACTGAGGAAATGAGTATTCTAGCATCCATTATTGGGTTCTGGTTTGGATCTCGTCAATGGGAAAAATACAATAGCAAATAATGAAAACTTCAGAACATGCTATCAAGCTTATCAAACATCATGAAGGCGTGCGTAATCGGCCCTACCGTTGCCCTGCTGGGCTTTTCACTGTGGGTATCGGTCATCTTATCGGGGATGGTAAATCGTTGCCTGAATCTTGGAATAGAACTTTTACGATGGAGGAAATAGATGGACTTCTTAAACGAGACTTACAACGCTTTGAGCGTGGAGTACTTAAGATGTTACCTAACGTGCCTCTTAGACAACATGAGTTTGACGCTCTGGTCAGCTTTTGCTTTAATTTGGGCTTGGGGACATTTCAAAGGTCAACACTCCGTCAAGCGCTTCTTAGGGGCGATAAAAAGGCGGCTATGGAATCGTTAGTGAAATACTGCCGTGCAGGTGGTAAAATACTACGAGGCTTACAAATTCGTAGGTTAGATGAACGTGCACTTTTTGAAGGTAAATAATGCCATTACAAAAATTAACATATAGAGCTGGAATTAACCGTGAAGGAACTGACTACTCCAATGAAGGTGGTTTCTATGATGGTGATAAAGTACGTTTCCGTTCAGGCCAAGCTGAAAAGATTGGTGGCTGGGTACAGGTAGATCCAGATCAATTTGAAGGCATTGCACGATCATTATGGACATGGACCGATACTGATGGCTTGTCTAATTACTTAGCTGTAGGTACAAGTAAAAAATACTACATCTTCTTTGGTGGTATTTACTATGACATTACACCTATAGTACAAACAGATGGCACAGCACTTCCTCCTCCTAATCAATTAGCAGCCAATCCAATCTCAACAGTATCTGGTTCTAATGTAGTGACAGTGACTGATGGTAACTACAACCCAGCGATTGGTGATTATGTCACTATTACAACTACATCAGCTGTAGGTGGATTAACTATCAGTGGTGAGTATGTAGTTCAAACAGTGCCTTCTACCACTACATTTACTATACAAGCTGCATCTAACGCATCTTCTACAGCATCTGGTGGTGGTACAGTAACCTTAGCTTTCCAATATCCTGTTGGTAATGATATTGCTACGATTGGTACAGGTTGGGGTGCTGGACAATGGACTGGTGCTATTGCAACCACAGGTATAACACTTACTAATCCATTTGATACTACGAATGGATCAACTACTGTAACAGTAAATCAAACTGGACATGGATTAACAACTGGTAATTGGATATATTTTAGTTCAGTACAAAACAATGTTTCAGGCATTCCAAATAATATACTAGAACAAGCATTTCAAGTAACAGTCACTGGGCCAAATGCTTATACTATATCTACTGTGCTTGGATCTCAAAGCTACCCAGCTAATGCAACAGCGACTGGTCTTGGTGGTACGGTTGTTGTTAGAATACCAGTCACACCTAATCGTGGTTGGGGAACAGGATTTACATCTGGTATTACGCAACAATTAAGACTTTGGTCACAAGATAATTACGGTGCTAACTTAGCTTACTCTCCTCGTGGTGGACCTATATTTTATTGGTTAGATTTAACTGGTGTTTCTGTACGTGGATCATACTTATCTGCATTATCTACAGCAGCAGGGTTTAATGGTGCTTATGTTCCAAAAACAACCAACCAAATATTAACTTCAGCTACAGAACAATTCTTAGTAGCATTAGGATCTAATGGGTATGAACCTAGCAATCCTAATACAGCATTTAATCCTATGATTGTAAGATGGTCTGATCAAGGTAATCCATATGAATGGGTGCCATCACCAACCAATCAATCAGGTGAATTTACGTTAGCTAACGGATCTTTTATTGTAACTGGCCTAACTACTCGTCAAGAAATTTTGATATGGACTAACTCTTGTCTCTATTCAATGCAATATATTGGATATCCTTATGTATGGTCATTCCAAGTATTGATGGACAATGTATCTATTATTGCTCCTAATGCAGCCGTGACAGTAAATAATGTGACTTACTGGATGGGTAAAGATAAGTTCTACATGTATACTGGTGTGGTTTCAACACTCCCATGCTCACTACGTCAATTCATATTTGAAGATATTAACGTTGATCAATCATTCCAAATATTTGCTGGATCTAATGAAGGTTACAATGAGGTATGGTGGTTCTATGTAACTTTAAATAGTGCTGGTACTACTGTAGATCGTTACGTTATTTACAATTACCTTGATAAAGTATGGACATATGGTACTATGGCAAGAACTGCTTGGTTACAATACGGTATTCAACCAAACCCAGTTGCAGCTGATTATAACCGTAGACTTTTATACCATGAGGTAGGTAATGATGATGTTTCTACTGCAAGTCCACAACCTATTGAATCTTATATCCAATCCTCTGATTTTGGTATTGAGGCTGGTCAGCATCTTGGTTTTGTATGGCGTATGTTGCCTGATGTCAATTTCAATGGTTCAAGCGTTAATAATCCAAGCGTTACAATGACATTGTTTGGCCGTCAAAATTCTGGTGGTGCGCCTTACGGATCAGATGTAGACACTGTGACAAGTGCTCAGAATTACTCAACAGTGACTCAGTATATTATCCCTCAATTTACAGGTCAGGTTTATACACGTATTCGTGGCCGTCAATTATCTTTTGAAATTAGATCAACTGATCTTGGTGTGGCTTGGCAATTAGGCGTACCTCGTATTGATGTTAAACCAGATGGAAAACGATAATGGATGTATTTGAATTAAGGCCAGTGGTTGCACCAAGCTTACCTAATGCTACCTCTGATTACCAACAACAATATGAAGATCAATATTCTAACGTATTACGTTTATACTTTAATCAATTAACTAATTTTACTAGAGCTATTACAACATCTAATGGTGGAGCAGCATTAACTTTTCCACATATTGGTGCTTCTGATACCACAGATCAATATGCTACAGCTAGTAACACACCAACTATAGTTAAATGGAATACATTAGATACTGGAAGTGGTTTTACATTAAACCCATCTTATTCAGCCACAGCTGAGTATTCTGGCGTTTATAAAATAGATTATAGTTTACAGTATGCTAATACGGCTAATGCAGCTCATGATGTAGTTATTTGGTTACGTATTAATGGATTTGATATTGCAAATTCAGCTAGTAAAGTTACTATGCCAGCTCGTAAAAGTGCGGGTGTTCCTAGCTATGTATTAGCTGTATCTTTTGTAGAATTTGAACTAAATGCTGGAGACGATATTGAACTTTATTGGGCAACTGATTTAGCTTATAATCCAGTAGGACCTGTTGATGGAGTTTACATGGAATATGCACCAGCTCAAACAGTACCTTACCCACATCCTTCAATCCCCTCAGCACTAGGGGCTATTACGTTTATATCTGCTAGGTAATTATGCAGAAAAACAATGATTTTTAATAGAAATAGTTTAAAATGTCAATATTAACATTATGGTGAAATTATGAGTCTAGCCCTAGCAGCCAAACATATAGAATCTCAAGGTCGTAACAAGGACACTAAGCTTGTTCACATGACCCCTGACGAGCTTAAAGCTCTTAATAAACTATCTATAGATCATGTTGGCAAACCACTATCTACCAATCCCAAAACAGGTCTTCCTGAAGCTGGATTTTTAGGATCTATTTTACCTACCGTACTTGGTGTTGCTGGTACAGCTATGGGCATTCCTATGCCTCTTCTTATTGGAGGTATTGGACTAGCTACAGCTGCTCTAACAGGCGATATTGGCCAAGGTATTATGGCTGGTCTTGGTGCATGGTCAGGTACTAAATTAGGTGCAGATATTAAAGGTGCAGCAGACTTAGCACAAGTAGGTGGTAACTCGGCAGCAGCTGCATCAAATGCCGCAGCAAAAGCAGCATTAGATACGTCAGTCTATACTCCTATGAGTACTATGGGTGCACCATCTATACTAGGTAAACCACAACTTATAGACGCTACAGGCGGACTAGCTAACATTGGTTCAGTTGGAACAACAAATGCATTAGGTCAAACTATATCTCCACAAATGGCTAAACAAGTTACTTCTGCTGGATTTAGTGCAGCACCACAAATGTCTGAATGGGATAAATTTACTACTGGATTAAAAGGTGTTCAAGAAAAGCCTATGGAATTTTTATCTCGTGATGGCGTTGCAATGAATACAGCTATGGCAGTTGGACCACCATTGCTTGAATTAGCTATGCAACAACCAGAATTACAAATAGGTCAAAAAGAAGAAGAAAATCCTTTTGGGTTAAAACGTATTACTAAAGACTTTCAAGGCTCATTCCCAACTCAACCTGACCCATACTACACAGCGCAATATCCAGACTACACAGCAAGACCATATGGCATGAACAATGGTGGATTGTCTGATATTGATAGATATAAATCTAAAGGCAAGGTAGATGTTGAAAAACAATTACGATCTATAGAAACAATGAATAGAGGTATTGATTTAATATCTCCTACACCAGATGGATTTGCTCCTATCATTGCTCGTGATCCAGGTGACGCTATGGGTGGTGCTGGTATTGTTCAATATGAACAAGAGTATGCGGGTATGACTCCAGACCAAAGAGCTTATGCTATGCTAAGAAACTTAAAAAAGAAAACATTAAAAGATGATTTGGCCAGTGGACTACAACCTATAGGTGCATTAGGTGAAATTAATTTAATGCCAGCAGCTCAAAGACAAGCTATGTTAGAAAATCAAGCCAAACAACAAATAGTTCAAGAAGCTAAACGTGGTGGTTTAATGGATAGTCATTTAGGTGATTACTCAGACGGTGGTCGTTTATTAAAAGGACCAGGTGATGGTGTATCTGATTCAATACCTGCTACAATAGGCGGCAAACAAGCTGCAAGATTAGCTGAAGGTGAATTTGTTATTCCAGCAAGAATTGTGTCTGAATTAGGTAATGGCTCTACAGATGCTGGTGCTAAGCGTTTATATGCTATGATGGATCGTATTAAAGCTAAACGTAGAAAAGCAAAAGACATAGCAGCAGATACTAAAGCATATAAATTATTACCAGCATAGGACAAGATTATGGGATCAGGCGTAGGTGGTTCAGGAAAAGGCGGAGGATTGCTTAGTAACGTTATTCAACAAGTTGCTGCTCAACAACCTCAACAACCAAACAATTTTACATATACACAACCACAACCTAATCCATACAATATTGATTATGCAAAATATACCTCACAGCCTACAAGCTCAAATGTTACTGGTGGAGCGTTTAATACTGGTGTAAATAGTGATAGTGGTATAGCTGCTATATTAGCTGGATTATATAGCTCTGGTGTATTTAATCAACAAACTACAAATCCATATGCACCACAAGGAACAGTAGGATCATTTAGTAATATTCCTTATGGTCAACAACAAGAGTCTATGTTTAGTCATCAAGGATTAAGAATGGCTCCATATGGCGGATATCAAGGACAATCTTGGAATCCTTATGGAAATTATTATACATCAAGTAATACATCTAATAATAATATTGCGCCACCTCCTAGAACTACAGGACCAGATGCATTACAACAATTATCATTTATGATGAATAGAAATAACACACAGATCTAATGCAAATATCTATAGTCCCAAAAGAACATATAGATCGTGTATGGCCAGATATAAACACTTATGCAGAAAAGTGTGCTAAATACACTTATGGTCGTTTTACTGCAGACGATATGCGTCAAGGGGTTATTAATAACCCAGCACAGCAATTATGGATTGGATTTGATGAAAGAGGTATTGTAGGTTTCTGGATTACAGAAATTTATGATTATCCTCAAAAAAGAGTTTTGATGTTGCATTTTGTAGGTGGTAAAGATTTTCATAGTTGGAGAGTCGTAGGCTTTCCTATACTAGTAAGATTCTGTAAGGATCATGGTTGTGAAGTTATGGAGTCCTACGGCAGACCAGGTTGGAAGAAGTTCTGGGAAGCTGAAGGATATAAGGCAAGGTTCGTTTTTTATGAATTACCAGTGGAATAAAAATTATGTTTAACAATAAATTTAGAATCGGTGTATTAAAACATCCTGGATATAACGGTGGTGGTAAAGGCGGAGGAGGCGGTGGATCACCTCAACCTACTCAAACTACTAGCTATTCTACTAACGTCCCAGAATACGCACGCCCTTATGTTGAGAATATGCTTAATGCTACTCAAGCTCAGATCTATAATTCTGACATGGGTGGATTTAATAAGTATGTTCCATATTCTACAGACCCTACTAAATATATTGCTGGTTTTTCTCCGCTTCAACAATATGCACAATCTGGTGCAGCAAACCTAAGCCTTCCATCTAATTATGGTTTAGCTACTGGTCAAACTTTAGGTACTGGTATGCAACTAGGCGCACTTGCACCACAAATGGGCATGACTGGCATGAACTATGCAAACATGGCAACTAATCCATATGCTACACAAGCATATATGAATCCATATCTATCAGCTTCATTAGCTCCACAATTAGCTGAAGCTCGTAGACAATATGATATTACTGGCCAACAACAACAAGGCGCAGCTACACGTGCTGGTGCTTTTGGTGGTACTCGTGAAGCTCTTATGGCTGCTGAAAATAGACGTAACATGAACCAACAAATGAATCAAATGATTGGTCAAGGTTACAACCAAGCATTTAACCAAGCACAACAAGCGCAACAATTTGGTGCTAATTTAGGCCTTCAAGGTCAACAAGCTCAAGCAGGCGCATTGGCACAACAACTTGCTGCAGCTAACCAATTAGCAGGACTTGGTGGTCAACAGTTACAAGCACAACAAGGTATCTTTAATTTACAGAATCAACTTGGTCAACAACAACAAGCGCAACAACAAAACATTATCAACCAAGCTGTTCAAAACTACGCAACAGAACAACAATTCCCATTCATGCAATTGGGTATTCTCAACTCTATGCTTCGTGGTTTACCTATGCAACAAAGCTCTACACAAATGTATCAAGCGCCTCCAAGCACTATCTCACAATTGGCAGGTCTTGGCACAGCAGGACTTGGTGCATTAGGCATGTATAATCAAGCTACAGGTGGATCTAAACGTGGTGGCTTACAAGAAGTGAAAAAGATGGCAGCAGGTGGTAATGCTATTCCAATGAAGAGCTATACTGATGATCAGCTACAAGGTGTGATTAGAAGCCCAGCATCATCTTTAATGGCTGACATTTATGCACAATCATTATTAAAAGATCGTGCTTACCTAAAAGCTAACCCTATGGCAGCTAATATGGTAAATCAGCAAATGCCTACACCAATGCCTCAAACAGCTCCTATGCCAGCACCAGATCAAATGGCGATGGCACCACAAAATCGTGTAGGTTTAGATGCTATTGGCACAGGTGAAATGACTCAAATGGCTGGTGGTGGTTTATTAGCTTTTGCTGAAGGCGATGTCATTCCTTCTGTTGATCCTAACGCAATACCTAGAAATAAAGAAGGTTATGATTGGGATACTTATATTGCACAAAAACTATCTCAAAAGTATACAGAAAGCCCAGCCGTTAAAGCACAAAGAGAAGCTTTAGAAGCTGGTATTGCTGAACGTAAAAAAATGATGGGTTATGAAGGTCTCACTCGATTTGGCTTAGACTTAATGGCTGGAACTTCTCAATTCCCACTTATTAACGTAGGTAAGGCTGGTACATCTGCATTAGATTACATGTCTGGTGAAAATAGAGATATTGCTAAAGAAAGAGAAAAACTCATTGAGCTTAAATCAACTGAAGAGAAAAACAGAGAAGCTCGTGAAGCTCAAATGTTGGGTTATGCTATTCAAGCTGATACAGCTAAGAAAAATAAAATATTACAAATGGCTCAAATTGCAGCTACTCGTGATGCTACAAAAGCTTCTCAGCTTGCTACCAACCAACTTACTGCGGCTAAATTATATGGCGATGTTCTAACTAAAAATATATTATCATTGCGTAAACAATTTAGTGATCTTGGTTTACCAGTTGATGAGAATGAATTACAATTAGATGCAGAAAGATTAACTTATGATGCATTTAAGGGCGCTCCAAAAGGTAGCGTTATGGCTGACTATATGTCTGGCGTAACTGCACCTGAAGCAAGAAAATCAAAAGAAGCAGAAGCTCCAAAAAAAGAAACATCAATGTTTGATGGACTAGGTAATAAAATACGTGATTTCGTTGGTGCTAATAAAACAGTACCTTTTGGTCAACTACCAAAGTAATACATTATGCCTATTGACGTTAGGATGCCCGATGGGACTCTGATCACAGGTGTCCCAGATAACATAACGCAAGCTGATTTAATGGCTCGCTTTGACGCTTTTAAAGCGCAACCAGTCACGTCTACAGCTCCAGAAATTCAAGTCACACCACAAGCGCCTCAGGTTGGCCCTGAAGGTGCTCCAATTCCCTCTGTATTACAAACTCAACCTCAAGTATCAGAAGATAGACCTATCGCTGGATCTGCTAGAAAAGGCGTTGTTAATCTACAACAAACAGTTGAGAACCTAAAGCTTGCTAATCTTATGGAATTACAAGACGCATACAAGAGTCAGTATGGTCAAGATTACGAGAATGCTCCCCCAGAAAAGATTGCAGACCTACAAAAGCTAGAAGACGATATTAATACTTCTAGACGTATGTCTACATCTTATGACTTAGAACGTCAAACACTCACTAAAAAATATGGCATTACACCACTAGCTCAAAAGCTAGATGCAGTTCAATCAACGCCAGAATATGAAAAAGCTAATACTTTACAAAAGTTTCAAGCTATTGGTGAAACGCTTGTTAAAAACCCAGGCGACATCCCATCTTATATTGGTAACATTGGATTAGAAAGCTTACCTAATTCATTAGCCATGATGGCATCTGCCGTGCTTGCTAGATACATGACTGGTAGTTCATCTGCTGCAGCTACAGCAGGCGGTGCATCATCTTCATTCATGGAGTTTGGTAATCAATATGTAAACGCTAGAGATCAAGGCAAAACTCATCAAGATGCTATGACAGAATCTGCAGTCAAGTCTGGCGTGATTGGTTACTTTGATGCTGTGTCATTTGGATCTGCTGGCAAAGCATTAGAAGCTATTGTAAAAGACTTTCAAAAAGGTGCTATCAAAGCTACCGCTAAAGAAGTAGGAAAAGAAACTGGTAAGCAAGCAGGTTATGGCGCAGCTGGAGAAGCTGTAGGATCTGCAATTACAGGACAAGAAATTGATCCAAGAGCTGTAGTAGAAGAAGCGTTAGGTGAAATTGCTGGCGCACCTATGGAAGCAGTTACTACATACAAATCTACTAAAGCTGCAGCAGATGCAATACCTAAACCACCACCAGTCTCTGAAAGAATAGAACCAGAAGTTACACCTATTAGACAGCAACCAGAAGTAACAACTGAAGCTCCTGTTACTCAAGAGCCTGCTCCAATACAAACTGTAGAACCAACAAAAGTAGAAACATCATATGATACTCAAGCTATGCTTGATGAATTGTCTGGTAAAGATGTTGAATATGTACCAGAAGAAGTTAAAGTTTCTGAGCCAACAAAAGAAGAAGTTGTTAAAACACCTGAAACAGAATTACCAATAGGCTCAACGGTAAGCTGGAATGATGATGGTACTCAAGTCGAATCAACCATTTTAGATACAATGTCTAAAAATGGTATTACTATGTATAAGGTTACTTCTACAGACCCAGCAAGATCAAATGGAGTATGGGTTGAGTCATCTAATTTAAATCCTGTTGTAACTCCTGAAGTTAAAGAAGAGCCTACAGGTCCTATTACTGAAGAAGATAAAGAATTTGTTCCAGTGGGTGGCAGACTTATTAATAAAGCAGATGCAGATAAGTTAGCTCGTGAATCAGCTACTGCATTACAACAAAACTTAGCTACCGAAGAAGAAGAAAAACAAAAACAACTCAAACAAGAAGCTCGTGAAGAAAAGTTTAGAGAGCCTCCTACACAAACTTTATCTGCAAGACTAGTTCAAGAAGGCGGTATTAGCCGTGCTCAAAAACGAGACATGCTTGGTGAGACAGGCAAGGTTGAAGGTTACGATCATGTCTTTAGAGAAAAAGGCGGTGATCTTTTAACGCTTGTTAAAGACGGTAAGCTTGATGAGTACTTGCCTCCAGATATTAGAACTACTGCTACGCCACCAGATGGACTCTTTGATGCTAGACCAGGATACAACTACATCTCTGACCTAATCAAGACTGGTGAAAAAATCCATACATATGATTATGAAATGGCTAAGCTTCAACATGAGAACATGGTCTATGAAAAGAACTTAGCTAAACAACAAATGACACCTAATGAAGCAGCAAGAGCAGCAGCTGCAGAAGAACAAGGTAAAGTCTTTTTATCTCAAGGTCAGATTGAAGGTGGCAGCACACCAGACATCATTACTCAATCAGTTAAAAATGAACTTGGTAAGGAAGGCAGTAAGCTTCTCGACAATGAGAAGATTATTATTGTTAAAGACATCAATGAACTTAGAGAAAAGAATTATCTTGGCGATAGGATTAATCAGCTAACAGATAACACTCGTGCCTTGTATGATCCAGTCACTGATCGTTCATACTTTATATCTGATCGTATGAAACCTAGTGAAGTTAGAGCTATGGCTATGCATGAAGTCGGAACACACTATGGCATGAAGAAAATGCTTGGTGATGCTGGATTTAAAACCGTATTAAATAATGTAAAAAGATTAAGCGCTACAGATTCTCCTGTAAGAAAAGCATACAACGAAACGCTTAAAGCTTATAACAATCTATTAGAAACAAATCCAGACGCTTTCTATGAAGAGGTATTAGCTTACTTAGGTGAAACTGCACCTAACCATTCTTTATGGAAACAAATACTACAAAAAGTTAAAGCATTCCTAATCAAGTACGGAATCGTTAAGGATATATCTGCCTCCGAACTGCAAGACTTAGTGATGACATCTTTAAGACGTGCATCTTATGAAAAGGCTAAACCTTTGAAGGCAGCTACTGAAACAAAGGTAATGTCTTCAGAAAAAGAACAAATCAAAAAAATAGCTGGATGGACAGATGATCGACTAGATAAATTAATGGACAACGGTACTTATTCGCAAAATGAAAAATTTGCTAGGAAGTATGCTGTCATGATGACTCCTGATGAATTTTTAGGTTTAACCACCAATAAAGATATGATGGAAACCTTAGAAAAAGAAGCAGACGAAATGGGTCCTCTTGATATTAACACCATGCGTGAATATGATCTTCCTATGTTCTTAGATATAAAAGGACCTCGCACCATAGAGATGGAAGATAAATGGGGTTCTAAAGTTGATGAGTCTGATGTTGCCTTAAAAGTAAAAGGACATGAAGGTAGACATAGAGCTATTCTTATGAAGCGAGCTGGTGTAGAAAGTTTTCCAGTTATACTAAATCCTGAAGGTGGTGGACAAGTAGAAAGAGACACAATAAGAGTATTAAAGCTTTTCCCTCAATTTACAGAAGGACGTGCTGCTGTTGTGAGGAACGCTATACCACTCAACAGACTTTATGAAAATGAATTAAAAGGTATGCTTGATGAGTCAACGATTAAATATTCACAAAGACCACCACGCAATATCAAAGGCCAAGAAGTTATTCCTCAATGGCATGGTCCTGAAGAATCTAAAATTGATACATGGATTTACAGACTACAAAACAAACAGATCGATACTAAACGTGTTCAAGAGCTGATTGGTGATATAGAAGAAGACTGGAATGTATACGACAAAGAACAGCTCTATCATGGTAGAACCGCAGCTGGCATTCGTAACTTCTTACTTAAAGAACTTTTACCAGTCATTAAAGAGATTGAACGTATAAAAATTAGCCCTGAAGATATTCGTACTTACTTGCATAATCGTCATGCAGAAGAACGTAATAATCAAATGAATAAGATTAATCCTGATGTTTATGATGAGACTACAGGAAGAACCATACCTAATCCACTTAAAGATAAAGGATCTGGTATATCTACTGCTGACGCAAGAGCTTACTTAGCAGGTTTAGATCCAGCTAGAAAACAATTGTTAGAACAGATTGCTACTAAGTTTGACAAAATGGTTAAGGGTACACAACAGATCTTAATTAACTCTGGTGCTGAATCTGCTGATACGATTGCTAAATGGAATAGCACATATGAACACTACGTTCCTCTTTTCCGTATTGAAGATGAGATGGCTAGACCAACAGGTATGGGTGGTACAGGTCAAGGTTTTGGTGTACGTGGCGCATTCAGTAAACGTGCTATGGGTTCAGAGAAAGATGTTCAAGACATCTTAAGTAACATCATTGCTCAACGTGAGCGTGCTTTAATTCGTGCTGAGAAGATTAGAGTAGGTCGTGCTTTATACGGTCTAGCTATTCAGAATCCTAATCCAGACTTCTGGTTACCTATCAATCCTGATGCTATTAGAAACAGAAAGCAAGCTGTTGCTGAATTAAGACGCATGGGTGTACCTGATGCTGAGCAGATGATTGATAATCTCATGGCAGAACCTAAAGAGCGCTATCTTAAAAAGACGAGAGCTGCTGAAGAAGGTTTTGAACCTGATGAAGACTTTGACTTTGACTCAGGTTTACCAGTCAACGAAAGTAAAGAAGTCGTAGCATCTAAAGTTAACGTCATGGCACGTTACAAAGACTTTGTATTCCCAGTCCGCATTAATGGTAAGGATAGATATATATTCTTTAATAAGAATGATCCAAGAGCCTTGCGTATGGTTCAAGCATTAAAGAACTTAGATGTAGAAAACTTAGGTTACCTTGAAAGTATCTTTGGTAAATTCACTCGCTGGTTTAAAAACGTTAACACCCAATACAACCCAGTTTTTGGTATAGTCAACTTCCTTCGTGACTTTGGTGGCACATTCCTTAATCTTACCAACACAGAGATTAAGGGAAAACAAGCACAAGTGATTGCAGGTGCTTATAAAGCTATGGGTGGTATCTTAAACGTACACAGAGCTGAACGTAAAGGTAAACCATTACCTACTGGACCATGGGCTACACTATATCAAGAATATCGTGATGAAGGCTCACAAACAGGCTATCGTGATTCATTGATTCGTAATCAAGAAGAAATGCAAATCATTGAACATACGCTTGAACAGTTTAAAGATAACAATACTAAGAAAGCTTTCTATGCAGTATTAGGTGGCCTTACAGATTATAACGATATGATGGAAAATGCATTCCGTCTATCAGCCTATAAAGTTGCTCGTGATCAAGGCTTGTCTAAACAAAAAGCAGCGATCATTGCTAAGAATTTAACAGTTAACTTTGATAGAAAAGGTGCTTGGACATCTTCAGTCAACGCACTCTATGCATTCTTTAACGCTTCCGTACAAGGTACTGAACGTATCTATCAAACACTTAAAGGCCCTAAAGGCAAAATGATTATTGGTGGTGGTATCTTAGCTGGTATGGTACAAGCTGTTATGTTAGCTGCCGCTGGATATGGTGATGATGATCCTCCAGAGTTTGTCCGTGAAAAGAACTTTATTATTCCACTCGCTGATGGTACATATATAACCGTGCCTTATCCATTAGGCTATAACATATTACCTAACTCAGGCCGTATCGTAATGGACTTTATGATTCATGGTGGACGTAATCCAGGCAAACATACAACAGCACTTATGTCATCTATTATGAACTCATTTAACCCATTAGGTAGCTCTGGATTTGCAATACAAACACTCATGCCTACTGCTATTGACCCATTAGTTGCACTAGCAGAAAACAAAGATGCGTTTGGTCGTCCTATCTATAGACCTGATCGTGCTACAGCACCAACACCAGGTTATACAAGATCAAGAGATACTTCTTCTACATTAGGTAAAGGCATTGCTGAATTCTTAAACTGGGCTTCAGGTGGAACTAAATATACAAAAGGTTACATCAGTCCTACAGCTGATGAGATAGACTTCCTTGCTGGCCAAGTGGGTGGTGGCTTATATCGTGAAATATCTAAGGCAGCCAAAGCTGTTGGCGCTCAGTCTACAGGTGAAGCATTAGCACCTTATCAAAGACCACTTGTAAGTAGATTCTATGGTGAAACAGGATCTCCTGCTGCCGTATCTCAAACATTCTATAACAATATTACTCGCATGACTGACCATGAGAATGAGATCAAAGGTCGTATGAAGAATAGAGAAGACGTACAAAGCTACTTAGATAACAATCCAGAAGCTAGGTTATGGAAGAGAGCTAACTCTATTGAGAATAAGATTAATGAATTAAACAAGAGAAAACGTACATTTATACAACGTGGCTATCCTAAAGAGCGTGTTCAAGCTATTGACGCACAAAAGACCATGATGATGCAGAGATTTAATGATCAGGTAAGTAAGCTTACGCCTGAGTAATCTCTGATATTGTCACTTCGCAGTACCCATCCTTAGCAACTTCCATCCTTGTTACACACAACTTGTCTATTTGAGAGTCATTCTCATATACATTGGCATGTTCTAGGGCATCTAACAAAGGCTTTAAAATGTTGTCTACGTCACGTTTTCTCTTGTCGGGAGGGTACAGGTATACCTCCATGTGCAATCGTTCGTTTAAGGCCCCTTGGCGTGCGTTTAAAGAGCATAAAAACACGGCTTCTCTAAACTCTTTTCCCTTCTTTCCGAGAAATTTCTTAGATCCAAGCTGTCCCCAGTAATGATTTACGGTAGGAGGATAAGGTAATTTTAGTTTTATTGTTTTCATATCGTGTATTATAACAGATGAATTAATATGGGTACAACCTATTGACATATATTTTATACTATGCCAACATTACATCTCATTTTACTTTAACGGGGGATATTATGAAAAGATTTATATCGATTGCAGAACATATCATAACAGATCAAAAATACAATGATCTTGTTAGAGATGGTTTTGAACCTACAGAATTTATTACATCAATCACCGCTGATCACGCAAGAGATCGTGGATTAGAAACTAAGGTTAGATGTATAGAAGTAGATTACGATATATTAAATGATGTATGTAAGGCAGTAGATACCATTGCTACTGACAAAGCTTTTGATGAATTAGAAGAAGCTATGTTAAGAGTAAATATGTGTCCTGGTGGAAACTGCGAAGCATGAAAATAACCAACGAGTTTAACTTACCTAAACCATTTGAGAACATAGCTAAGAATCCTAGCTACTCAAAAGGTAAGGCTCATATCTCAGCTACAAGTCTACTCAATAGTCCTAAGATTGTTACGCTATTAAAGAAGTATGATGACGAGTTAACACAAGATGTATCAGATATGATCTGGTCTATCTTTGGTTCAGCAGTTCATAACGTGCTTGAAAAAGGTGCTGATGAACATAATTTAGTTGAACAAAGATTTTATGCTGAAGTAGATGGGTGGCATATCTCTGGCGCAATTGATCTTCAAGTCGTAGATCCTGATGGTATTCATATTAAAGACTATAAGACTACATCTGTTTGGGCGGTGATGAATGATAAGCCTGAATGGGAACAACAACTTAATATCTATGCATGGTTAGTTTACAAGAATAAACAAGTGCCTATTAAATCATTACAGATTGTTGGCATCTTAAAAGACTGGAATAAACGTGAGGCTGAACGTAAGCCTGAGTACCCACAAAAGAATATAGCTATTGTAGATATTCCACTATGGACATTTGAAGAGCAAGAAGCTTTTATTAAAGGCCGTATTGCTAAGCATAGTGCTGCTGAGTTTGCATTAGAAACAGGCGCAGAGATGCCTGAATGTACACCTCAAGATATGTGGGAAAAGCCACCTGTATGGGCAGTCATTAAAGTAGGTAATACAAGAGCTAAGTCCTTACATGAAACAGCAGAGTTAGCTGATGCTGCGCTACAAGAGTTAGGCAACGGTTATGAAATACAAGAACGTAAAGGTGACAGAACACGTTGTAAAGATTATTGCTTAGTCAATAGATGGTGTAAACAATATAAAGAATATATGGAGGCAAAGAATGGCTAGGCGATGGAATTGGAATACAGAAGAGTATGAAGAATACGAAGACAAGATACAATCCGATGGATCAACTGCACTGTATTATGAATTACCTGAAGGTGCAAGTGAATTACAAGATTTAATTAGTGCTAAGAATATGAATGCACAGATTGGTGAGATATTTAGAGCTTGCTATAGATATGGACAAGTAGCTCATAGTCCAGAGATTAGAGATATAAAGAAGATTTTATTCTATGCGAAAGCTGAATTAGAACGATTAAATAAACTAGAGAAGGAAAATGTATGAGTGTATATAGAAAACTACAGGAGGCTAGATTAGAACTTCAATCTACCTCACTAAAGAAGTCTGGCAAGAACAAGTTTGCTAACTTTGAATATTTTGAGCTAGGTGATTTCTTACCTACTATTCAGAATATATTTTTGAAACATGGATTATGTGGAGCGATTACTTTCTACACTGATATTGCCATATTGACTATTGTTGATATTGACAAACCAGAAGATAAGATCGAGTTTAAGAGCCCTATGTCCACAGCTGAGCTAAAAGGATGTCACGCCATTCAAAATCTTGGGGCTGTGCAGACTTACTTGAGGCGGTATCTTTGGGTGGCAGCGATGGAGATTGTTGAACACGACTCCCTTGATGCTGTAACAGGAAAAGATGAGCCAAAAAAAGCTAAACCTACAGTTGAAAGTCCACGCATTGTAGGTGATAAAGGCGAGTGGCAAATAGATGCACCAGCTGACCCATTAGGTCAAGACGTTAAGGGTTGGTTGGAATTAATTAGGAATGCAACATATATGTTTTTAGATATGTGTAACAAACCTGAGGATGTGTTAATGATATTTAAGAAAAACAAAGTATTATTTGACACGGTTAAATTAACTGACCCATCATTCTTTGCAGATATGATGACTAAGTTTACAGAAGTAAAAACAAAACTAGAAAAGGAAGCAGTATGAATATCAAACTTGAATTAACTCAAGAAGAAACAGGATTCTTAATGGGAGTTTTAGCAGAACTACCTACTAAGACAGGCGCATGGACTTTAATTCAAAAAATTAAAGAACAAGCAGAACCACAAGTACCACAAACAACTAAAGAGGAGACATTAAATGGCTGAGCAAAGACCCAATAGCGGAACGCTAGGAAAGAATAGATACAAAGAAGGTAAAGAAAATAGACCTGATCTTACAGGAAACATTCATGTTGATCGTAATCTATTAATCGATTTACTAACTAAACATAAAGATAAGCCTCTTATTCAGTTAAGACTATCTGCATGGAACAAACAAAACAATGACACAGGCGAAGGCTTTTTAGGTATTGCAGTATCAGAACCTACACCTCCGAAGCAAGAAGCTGGTAAGAATCCTTGGGAGTAACCATGGAAACCATTCAGTTTGAAGGTGTTAAGGTTGCCCTTAAACAAGATAAAACTGGATACGTACTAACATTGTCTATGCATCCTGACGATATCCCTGAAACACTACTCAGGGATTTTGTTGGGGCTAGATACCAAGTTGTTATGGTAAGGTTAGATAACCATGAAACTCCGATTGATCGTCAAGAAGAGTTTGCTGCTGATCGTGCTATAAGAATCTCTGGTATGTTATGTCGTGATCCAAAGTTTTGGGAATTCCTTTACTCAAGAAGTGATATCTCTACTAAAGATTATGAATCTGCAACTCAATGGTTAAGATTCTATTTAGATTTAGAATCAAGATCTCAACTTAAAACTAACATTGAAGCTCAAAATAAACTTGATGCTTTATACAGGGAATATATTGCATGGAAACCGATAAGCTAATACCGTATTCAGTTTACCTGCCAAGTGATTTACATAAGAAATTAAAAGCACTGGCTCGTGATCGTAAAGCTTCTGAACTTATTCGCAATGCAATACAAATGATTATTGATGGCAATACTGCATACAATAGCGGATATAACAAAGCTCTAAAAGACACTATCAAAGTTATTAACAATAATGAAAGTGCTATCACTGTATCAGTGCATGGCATATTGATTGCTGATAATTTGATATCTGATATTAAATCATTGGAGGTAAGCAAATGAAACAAGAGACAAAATATTTATATGTATATTTAAGTAATGATGGTGAAATTCGCATTAAGACAAGATTGTCGTTGTTGGTTATGCAAGAAGAGTATATTGGCAAAATTAAACTAGAGACAGAAGATGACTGATAAAGAACAACTAGAGGCTGTCTATGCTGGCATGGCTATGATGGGTTATCTTATTCGTGGCACGCCCATACATAAGATCCCTGAAGAAGCTAAGGCTATGGCTAAAGCTATGATGGAAGATGAGGTGAGCGTTGGCCTTCCTCCAATCAAACGCAGAGCCAAGAAATGAATGAGAAAAGATATTGCTCGTCATGTCTTTCATTCAAACCAGCATCCACAGGTAAATTAGTCTATACTGCAAGTAAACATATTAAACGATTCAAATGTGCCGTATGTTTAAGTAAAATGGTCAAACCAAATAAGGACTTATATGTTTCAAGAACTCATAAAGATAGCTGAAGAAGTATACGTTTTAGATAAACAACTTGGTATTCGTTTAGGCAAATGTCTAGAATCT